ATGCAGCCATTACACGGTAATCACGAAGACGGGCGCCCTTGTCATTTTGTACATTTGCATACATTACATCTGCAAATGAACGATCTTTCTCGATCAACCCTAGATCCATTGCATTGTAATCTGTCGAAGATGATACAGAATGCTTTGCTAATAACTCAGTGCGACGGGTACCCGCATGACGAAATACATCGTATTTTGGGTTATTAGAATCTTTTGGATGTATAAATTCCAAATTATACGGTAACCTATTCTGGATATAAGACATCAGCGAGCGACCATGTGTCTGCTGTGTTCTATTACCCGATGCGTAATTTCTTGATGGTGCACTAGTCATTGTTATATTTACTTAGGTGGTATTTCAGGTTCTTCTTCTTCTCCTTCAGTACGTTCAAAGACGAAACCGCCTACATTATATGTACTTGACCATCCTGCTTGGTTATATGTAATAAAAACAAAATCGTATGCTGCAAGTTCTCCAGGCTGAACATCCCAAGTAATACAAAGCATATTATCGTTAAGAATTTTAAATGAGCTTATATTAGCAATAAAACCTGTAAGTCTGTCATTTATAGAAGGTAGAGTAGAAGGTAATGTTGTAAGTGATCCAAACGATACACTACCATTAAAATTGGTACGGCTTGAACTTAATAATACAAAGTCAACATCTTCAAATCGTTTACCGTATAATAAGAATGTATACGGCTTAGTATTTACAGTATATGTTTCAAATATCAAGGTATCTGTGACAGGTATTACTGTACCAGATGATAACATAAAAATGTTTGTAATTGTAGGTATACCTGATAGTGAGATTGTCTCTTTGTGTTGAATACTTTCAGGATAGGTCGACAATGTGAATGTTTCGCTACTTAAAGTGTAATAGGACGACGTATTTAGAATTTTCTCACTTACCGCGTAAAAGTTCGCATCAATATAGTAAATTGGATTTTCATCGTCTGCAGCTTCGGGGTAAATCCAAGAATCAATTGTGAATGATGTGTCGCCCACACGTCTAAATTTGTCAGCAAATGTGGTTTCTTTTGGTGTTGAGATACCAAAGTTGTCATCCCACGTTGCTTTCGTTCTTACTTCAAGGTCATACTCGGGCCCTAGATCTGTAGGTACTTTTGTTGTAAGAACGATATATGGGTTAAAATAAGCCATAAAGTTTGAAGCAATTTGATCTAGGTCAAGTTGATACCCTGCCAAAACGCTCAAATCAATTCCAATTCGAATTGGGATTGGTGTTCTAAATCTAGTTACAGTGCCGGGTGTTGTTAATTTAGTATTATTATGGTAAAAACTGTCGTGTTTATTGAATACTCTTTCAGGCGTACGTTGGATACTCGTTACATCAATTGTAACAACTGGTAAGGTAAGGTTCTGATTTCTATTAATTACATCGTAAATTACCCTAAGTTTAGGAGCAAAAACATATCGTACCGCTACTTGCTCTTTTGCAGCACGGGTGCTATTATACCTCTTGATTACACAACCGTCAATTGCAGCTACAAATTGTGTCAAGATATCGCGTATTTCCCAGTAAAATGGTTGTTGTTCGATATGCCTGTATCTCCCTCAGATTTATTTATTAATGAATTCGGTCTAGAAAGCATTGTGGAATTTTGTTTCTATTACGTTTAATTGCATCTGTAATGATACCATCTAAGATGTATGTTACACATTCATCCGATTTTGAACGCACACCTCGACCACATGATTGAATAACACCACAAAGCATTTTGTTTGAATACCATATTTTATCTAGCTCAAACATTTTCTTGACCCTAATGTCTCCTAATGGTGAAAATGGTGCTTTGATGATGATTTGAAATTCTGCAAGATCTCCTATTAAGTCAACACCATGTGACATCGATGGGCTCACTAATACTGTTGGATCTTTTGAATTGTTATGCATGTTCAGAATTTGTTCATTTGACACACCTTCCTCCCTGTAAAGAAATCTGCTCTGTAATGCAAATTCGTTTTGTACCGCTTTAGTGATTTTGTTTGAATGTGTGTGAATGATACCTTTTTGATTTTTATGTTGCTCACATAATTCACGAACCTGGTCAATCATATATGGTAGCACCATATCAATATTCTTGTAATTAAGCTTGTACTTAGTGCTACAATAAATTGGAGCTTTCCGAGAGTCAAACGGTGAATCGACTTCGATGTATTTGTAGTTCTCAACTCCTAATGTTTTGCAATAATTATCAACATCGATAATCGTGGCTGACATTAACACTATGTATTTTCCGTGATCAAACAAATATTTGGAAAGCTTATTAACTTTCAACGGGATGAACTTTACACTTTCTTCTTTCTTCTCGATCTGATATTCACTATCGTAAAAAGTTTCTACAAGTGTCTGTATATCACCTCTAATACTTTGCAACACTCGTGTCCATTTTTTGAACTTGGTTAGTTTGATCTTATCTTTGACTCCTACACTATCTTCTTTCAGTTCATCAATTCGTTCTGTTAACTTACGAAGCAAGCTTTCAGCCCATCTTTGGTATTTTGAATATTCACTCAATGGTAACGGATCGACATCTATACCGAGTTTTGTCAAAATCTTAAAATTGATATCACATGTAAAGTGTTTTACAAGTTCATCTTCAAGTTCAGCAGCCTCATCACAAATCAAGTATTCTCGTTGTTTGACATGATCTGGTAAACTAAAAAACATCTTATAATTCAATGCACATGTTTTTGTTATTAACGCTTTTGCTCTAGCATTGTAGTATGGACAGATTTTCTTCCCGATACAATCTTCAGATAGTTTTTTAGTTAATAAGCAAGGAGCCATATCTACTGTAAGTTCATCATCTAATGTACAAAGGTAATTGCTTTTACCTTTCATGAACTCAATATCATTGAATAAAGCTTGATATTGATCTTGAAGCGATTTCGTAATTGTTAAACATGCTGCACCGAACGGTGGTTGGGCTATGCATTCATCACAGTATTTGTATTCACCCGCCTCCACCTTGAATGCAAGATTCGTATTAATGAGTCTTACAAATTCAGCAGATGGTTCATTTGATACATTGCCTAATGTTTTTGCAACGTGAGATTTGCCTGCCCCTGTTGGTGCAGTCACAATAGCAAATTTATATCCTTCATTGAACGCTTGTTCAATATTACGGAGAATCTTTTCTTGTTGCGGTCTAGGTGTGTCTCCATTCGGAAAGTAGTCGACCAATTTGTCTATCATCAAATTATTATAATTACTGAGATAGCGGTTTCAAGACAAGCACACCGTCATATGTAGGTAGACATTTTTCTTTTTTGATCGTTTTCATTTTAAAAACATCTCATCATCTGTTTTAGAAAAACAAGATAGGTGGTAGTTAAATATACACTGTATACCTTTTTTTTCTATTTTAAATGGATAAAGTACATCGTACGTTTTTGTATCTCCTGATTCGGTTTCAATTGTGAACTTAATAAAATATTGTCTAAAGTTAAACACTTTAATCTTACCTTTTCTGACAACTTTGTTATTGATAACAAACTCAACAGGTTGAAGAAGAAATGGTTCTAAATATTTAGTTAGGTAATTCATGTATTCATTAGATTGACTTTGTCACCAGGTGACATTGGATATAGTTTATCGTTAAAGTATTTCCAAAATTTGTTAACTGGTATTTGTTCGAGTACTTCACATTGCTCCATTGGTACATTTCTGTAATCTTGCATCAGTATATCCCAAACAATGACCAAATTTTGTACTACAGGGTTCGCGGTTGATTGGTGTCGAGGTGGTCGGTAGTTCAACTTAACGCGACCATCAACTGAGTTCAACAAAGAATAGCTCTTTGTACATATCATTCGTCTCGTCATAGGCCTACCATCTCTAGGCGGATGACGTCTCACAAACCTAATTTCACAAACGTTTTCTTTGAGAAGGTCCTCAAGCTGTATTCTGCTTACTCTCATCGCGATTACCGCAAATGCCGAAGATTCTATCTTCGTTTAAGAACACACCATGCTTAATGATTTTCTCCTCACCGTGCTCGTCGAGAACAGGTAAACGCGATACACGCATACCAAAATCGTTAGCAGCAATAATAATATCACCAACTACAACTTCTTGAACTTCAGGTCCTGCAATAATAACACGAGCTTTTCTCCAAGCTTTAGTTACTGCGTTTAATGGAATGGTGATACCATTTCGTACAATGCTATCACCGTCTTCAGTCATATCAATGTATTCACAAAGAATGACATCATCTAAGAGTTTTTGTATAACAAACCCATCTGCAATATCAAAATCACCTTGTGAATGTGCTTCAAGATCGATGAGGTGGCGTTGTGGTTGAAGAAAATCAATATCTCTTGGCATGCCCGTACTTAGTCGAGCTGTTCTATCAAATCAAGGTACATTTTTGCTTCGCGACGAGATATTTCTTGACACTCAGCAAATTTCTCAATCTTCTCTTCGCGTTCAGTCTCAGCTTTCTTTTTTCTACCCTTTTGCTGCTTCTTGATATAATTGATCTTTTTGAACTTGACTTTCGGTACAACTGTATTGAAAAAGTCGTAACTGATCTGCTTATCAGGAAACTGATGACCTAGTTTGTTCAATGCATTTGCTAACGCTATGACCGACGGATCATAGAAAGAAAACCACTTGATAAACATGAACGGTACATGTAATTCTTCAATTGCACACCGCTCAATGGGTTTCTTGAACAAAATACTGTTAATGATATTGTAAATGCTCATACAATAATCTTGGTAGTTGCAACAAAGATACTTTGAACCATTTCATAGAAACAATTGACTACTTCCACCTGGAAGCTTTCAGTGTTCTTGATCTTAGTTGAATATGCAAAATCAGGAGCTTTATCACCTGCAAGGATATTGATACCGGTGTGACCGAGAGCAGCACCATCCTTCACATAAGCAATGCTCACACTTGCTTTCTTACCATCAATCATGATATCATCACCATCGATAGCAAACGATTCAGCTTTGACATACTTCTGAAGAATGTTAGCAATATTCACATTGAACAATCTCTGGAATGCAACTGAACCGGCAGGGCACATACCGGGAATCTCCCAGCAGAAGTTAAAAGCCCATTCACTCTTAATGAAGTCATTATTGAGCTTATCTTCCAAATCAATCAAATTCTCTGTTACATCCATTGGTGCAACAAACGAAACAATGTTACCTGCTGGATTGACTTGATCTTTGAAGAACGTATAAGCAAAACGGTTATGAATGAGAGAACCGTTGTAAATCTCTTGCTCGATAATCATACAATGATATTAATGTGGTTGACAGCGTTTTCAAAGGTTTAGTATGTAACCTTCACGACAATTAGGGTTGTATACGGATTCACACCTAAACTGTTCAGCTTTATCGTCAAACACACTATGTAGTTCAGGGAGCCATTTTAGATCATCTACAGCAAGAATGCATTGGTCTTGTTGAATGCATGTATCAATATCTTGTGAACACGCTCCAGGAGTATGAAGACCATCAATCCAACAGAAGCAAAAATTGTTGTTGTGGATGATGTTCTTTGCATTGAGGGATTGAGAAGTCATCCTATTTACACTCAAAATGTGTGAATAGTCCTTTGTATTGTTTACAAACTGTTGATAGACATTTTCATTACCCTCTTGTTCACCATTCCATGGGTCAATAATAAAAACTTTCCTACCATACTTTTGTGCAAGTTTACAAAAGATGACAGTTGTAAGACCAACATGGCAACCAATTTCTAGGATATCGCCACTATATGTCTGAAGAGTTAATTCACATACCTCGCGCAATCTATCCCGCTGATGTAAGGCACCATGTGAATGAATAGGACCGGTTGTTCGTTCACTCACAGACAACCTATCTACAATTTCTTGAATTGACTCTTTCATAAAACGTATCGTTTCTCTTTCAGATCGTACACATCCTTCTCAAAGTATGGGTACAAGATATAATTATCGATCTTTGTATGTTTTGGTACCCTACTGAGATTGTCTCTATTCCACGGATATGTATTGAAGCCAAATTTTTGTTCAATCAACTTCAGCGAGATATCACCATTGCTATCTGTATCATTTGGGTATGTGGCATCACCAAAAATCTGTCTACTGTTTGGATCAACAAGATAGTTTTGAGATTTCTGAGGGTCGTTTGGAAAAATGGGATTCCAAATTCGTTGATGCCAAGGGTCGTTGATTGATGATTTCTTATGGTTGTACATTAGGCAACGGAAGAAATAGTCTGCAGCTTGTCTTGAAATGCCACAAAAACGCTCATCCCACAAACCAACTTTACGTACATGTTCAGGTGTATAAGAGCAAATATGGTCACCATGACCATTTTGTACAAACTCAAATCTTTCATGCAACTCTATCAAACGTTTGATCCATTCGATATGGAAGTATGTATCGTCTTGAGCAGTTACCAAGATGTCGCAAGCTGGAGATGTGAGAGATTCGAAACCATTGATGATACATTGATTCCATGTTCGTGATAAGTGACCTGTTGAAAAGTCAGGTCGTACCTGATTATGTAAAACTGTCACAGGTAACAACGACGTATCCAAATCGAAATTGGAATGGTTGTTGATCACCACAACATCCAAATCATCAACACCCTCACACTTTGCTAATTGCCCGATGGTTGTGTTAATCCTATGTGCGTTGTTGTATGTTGGTATGTAAAGTTTGATCTTCATAGTGTTTTTGCTAAGTCGATGAATCTTGATGATTTGTCAGCATTATGAAATGGAATACATGTAACAAGTAAGCTCTTTGTGATCATTTTGATATGTTCAAACTCCTCATCAGTTACAAGTGAATCGAAACGATCAATTGCGGGTCTAGTAATTGTTTCATCGATCTCTCTATTGAGTAGAATGAAATCGTAACCAACCACAGATTGAAACACTTTAGCATAATCATACAATGTATGTCCGCAAATGGTTTTCTTACCGTCTAATTTGCCGCGAGGGTCAATAAACAACAGTTCATTCTCGTATGAACAAAAGATGTTGGAAAACACAGGGTCACCATGAATAATGCCATGGTCTTCTAACCCGTACGTTTGTTGTTTGAAGAAATGCAAGCATTCGTCTAATATAGGTTTTGCATCTGAGTTGATAGCGATGATGTTGTCATATCGCTCTTCTATTTTTGGGATATATGAACAGTCTGCGTCCCAGAAATATGGGTGTTGGTGAAAACTGTTAAGTGTGGACAACACCTTTCTAATTATGTCAGTTGACATATTACCTCTCGTGTATAGATGAGATAGTGGGATGTCGTTAACCTTCCTCATCACAATCTGTTGATCAGATGAACTAATGATTTCAGGATGATATTTACGGAGAGGTTCGGGAAGGTTTGTATACCAGAAATGTTCACCTGATACATCACCTGTCTTTATACACTTATCATCGGTGTATGTGATCTCATGCTTATCGCGCGATTCAATTCTATTGAAGTAGAACCCAATAGATTTTTGCAAATCTTCGTCTGCATCAATGGCTAGATCATCAATGTAGAAGTGTGCATATGGTTTACCAAAGTGAAGCTCATCATACGGTACACCAAACTTATCAAGTGTATCAATTGTAATCTTTCCAATATCGGCAATACACCCACCCACATTACTATTATGTGTTCTCATCCTACGAGCTGTTAAAAGGATGATATATGCTCCTGCTTGTTTAAGACTTCTGACGTAATTAATATTGTCTTGTTTAGGTAACACTGTAGTATAGTCACCTGGTGTCAATGGTGGTGTAACAAGGGTATTATCAATATCAACACAGAATCTAAATTCTGACAAACAGCTCAAATCTTCACTACAGTAAGTTTGAAGCTGAATTGGTGTACCTACACACGCAAGATTGTATACTCTTGTGTAGGTTACTTCATGACCTTCTTTAATCAGTTGCTTATAGATTTGGGAAATGTAAAGCTCTTCATGAGCAGGTACATGGTGAGTGATGATGTAAAGTATGTCTTCAATCACATTACCGGTGAAGAAATATGTGCCGCAACAAATGTTGTTTGAGATCTTCTCTTTTTCGCGAATGTCTGTAATGTACATACCATCGACGCAAGCCCCATCAGTTGTAAAGTATGAGTAGATTGGTGCTTCGCTCTCACTGTATGATGCACCTATGCAACATATATTCTGATTTCTAAACCTGAACAGAATAGGTTCTTGATAGATGACGTCACAATCAGCGATCAAAAAGCTATCAGTGATTTTGAAGTGTTCAAGTGTTTCTTTCAACGTATGAGCTGCACCGTTCGTATCATATGGTAAGCATAGAAATTTAATCTGATTAGCTAATTGAGGTAATGATCTAGACACCAGACTCTCAAAATCATAGTTCTTCAACCACCTATGATACGTAATGTAGATTGTGTCTGTATCATCAAAGTCAAAGGACTCAATAACTCTGATGATCATCTCCTTACCACCTACCTTGATAAGTGGCTTTGGCTTCACATACCCTGAGTCTGAAAATCTTTCACCTAACCCGTTAGCTAAAAATAGAATGTTCACGATTTTTCAAAAAAGTAATTATGAGGTCGTCGGTTTGATTACAAGTCAGATACTTATCCCAAATATTCATACCGTAACTTCTAATACGGTTATATTGTTTGTCAGACAGATGTTTAAAGTAGTACACAGGAAACTTTTCATCCTGTAAGTCTGTAACATCTGCAACCGCTCTTCTCCAATTGATAAGATGGGTAAATGGCATCTCAGGTTGCCCCCAAATAATTGGTACAGAGCCCACCATAAGACTCTGATATAAGCGGAATGAACTTGTACCTATACCCCTCGGACAAAAACTGAATTTGGCTTTAGCAACATCTCTACAAAACTCCTTCATGATATTGACCCGTTCATCAACATTCTGTATATGGAAGATTGGTGTAGTTTGTTTGTAGAGGAATTTGTCGGACAGTAACTTCTTCATCCAATCACGATTACCATAACCAATTTGACCGATGAATACAAAGTCATACTCTTTGGGCATGTTGCGACATTCTTCGATAAACTCTTTGTCTTGTTGTAAGACATGATCAAAATGCCTCATGTGAAGAGGGATGACAATATTCCTATGTTGCCTGTTTATATCCGCCGGGTATAACGGTTGACAATTCAACTTGATACTTAATACATCCTTGTAGCAAAAATAAGGATGATCATGCATAGAAACAAACACAAACTTGTGACTAAACAGTCGAAATGCTTCTGTTGAAGCTATAAGATCGTAATCTTTGTTACAATCTAGATAGTCTGTATAACCTAGAATGTAGTCTGCCTCTTCTAGATCTTCAGTAAATGTCCATTTATCCCTTGTTAGGGAAAATGGCTTACCTTTCCAGATATCTTCAAAAACGCTTTCATCTGCATTTACTACCGAAACTTTCATGTAATTTGTCAATCTCTTCGTTTGTTAAAGCAGTGATGTCCATATTAGGCGGTAAAATCTCAATTGATCTATTTGCTTTTTGATCACCATACACATAACCTGTGGGTCTCAAATTGATACTGTTAGCTTTGTAATATGGTCGAAGTTTTTCGAGAATGTATTCTGGTGTAATACACTCATACTGTAACACCAGTGTGTTCATACCCTTATCTCGATCGTGTTGAATGTTTCGTATAATGGTGTTGTAGTTTCTGATGAATACATCTACATTGTTGTAGATTGGTTTGAATGCTCTACGTTTCCAACCAGCAAAGTTACAGGCAGGGTCTCTTAGCACGTAAATCTTTAGATCAATTTCAGTACTTTTATTGATAAATGGGATGGGATTAGGGTCATCAAAATCTCTGTAGGTCTCTTTTATCCCACCAAATTTGTAATCACTCTCATCGAGGTATTTTCGAAGCTCTGGTAATACCTTTGAATATTCAGAGAATGTGATATCAATCTTACCAGTTTTGAAACTATTCGGTGACTCTATCAAAGTCCAAATAGGTTCAGAAATACAAAACGTATCGTCCCAACTGTTTAGAACATTTGTAAAGATTGTCGTACCCGATCTTGGAAGACCCACAAGTGAGAAAAATACTTTATCTTTGCCCATATCCATTCTTACCCTCAACTTTGGAATAGTCTGCTTTTAGCCCTAATACTTTCTCCCATTTTTCAACTTCGTTGAAACGAGCATCACCGGTCTTCTTCCACATCTTATCAGACTTGGATTTGTCTTCACCTTCACGTGCTTGTAACTCACTTGCAACTTTATCACGTTTCATTGCACCAAACACCCAATGGTTGTGCTTAATGATCATTTCTGGTTTATAAACAAGTCTGTCAAATGCACCAAACACCTGCCATAACCATTGATCAGACCAATTACGGATAAAGTCTTCACGTAAGAAGTAACCATTAGTTTCAAAATAGAATCTGTGAACAAATGCATTCACGCACATGTCACCATTTCTGAAACCGTCGTTACCGTAGACCAATTTGAACTTCTCACCATCTTCAAACTCTTTCAAGATGACTTCGTCCCAGTTATCAGTCTCAAAGATCATATCATCGCCAACCATCGAGATGATTTCCTCTGTTGATTCTTTAGCTAAGATGTTCCATAGTTCATGGATATTTGTGTCTTTACCTTTTGGCTCAAACTCAACAACTTTGAAGTTTGGAATTGCGGCTTCCAACTTCTTACATTTTGGTAGGGTTGGATCATCTTTATCGATACCAAAATAAACGGTAAAATTGTCTACCGATTTAGCTCTGATAATGGCAGAGAGCAAGAAGTTCAACTTCAAGTTCATTCGCTCTCTCGTGGGTAATAGTAATGCAATTTTCATTTTGAATGCT